GTTCGTTTGTTCCGCTTACAACTGCCCACCACTTCGATAGTGCCATCGAAGGGATTTTCGTGTAAGGTTGACTTCACTGATATTTTTATGTGTTTTTCACAAGGGTTGGTTCGAGTTCAATAGCTGTAGCTAAGCTTCCTTTGACTATTGATAATGTGGTTTCCACAACGTTCCCAGGCGTTGCGGGTGTTCCACTTACTTGAACATCCCTGCTTACTTTTCTTAACATGTATGCCGGATTGCGGCCTGTGCATCGCGTGCACTGCGATTTTGTCATGTGATATGATCGGTTTGCATGTTGGTACCAATTCTTGCACCTAGTGATTGGTTTTGTCTGCTGGACCTTGAACCCCTACAGGGGGGGTTCTCCCTATGCATTGATGTATGCAGCTTGATAATATATTGAACTGGACACTGACGTGCTTTCGCCGGCAATGACTGTGATCAAATCATCTGGTTGTGTGCCTCGTGTTGTAAACACGATCCACTGTTCCGTTTGTGCTGCGTTGATAATGTTTTGTTTTACTGAGAACGTACCGGCTGATCCCGCGGATAATGTTATCGTTGGGTTTGTTTGGGCCAGTACAGTACCGACAAAGCGTATCACGATTAGCTGTGGTTGCGTGGTGTTTAATTTCATGGTTGTGGCGGAAACCCAAGAAAGGGTAGATTGGCCAGAAACCTGCGTTAAACCCAACCCAAAAGGTGATAGGTATGTTGGTGAAGATGCTCTTGTTTCACCAGCTGCTGTCTTGTTGAACTGCGGATTGTGTAGTTCAACTACGTATGTTACGAAAATTTCACCCAATTGCGTAGTGCTATTGGCATTCATCGCGGACATCACATTCAACCTACCAATGTCGTAGGTATTTAATGTGCCGTTGTTGATGTTGCCTTGGCGTATGTATTTTGGTGTTTTCGTGCATGGTACGTTTAACACGATGTCCTCCCAAGGTGCTTCTTCCACATTTGGGATGATTGAAAAATGATCCGTTCTTGTGGTAGGTGCGTCGGCAGTTGGATCGAATTGGAAGGATAAACTTACTCTTCCTCTTTCTGATGTTGCTGCTGCGCTAACATACTCGTATTTCAGTTTCTTGAACACGTATTGCTCGAAATTGTTTGCCACTGGGGCCAACCAACTGAAGGCTGACATGCCTGGGTTGACGTTGATTGTTACAATTCGGGTACCTGTTGATGAGGTTACTGATTGGAGATACTCACGATGTGATATCGTGGTCACGTTTCCACGTGATGTTGTTTTGGGTTTCGACATTCGGACTGTCTTGCTGGTTGCCACTGGGGCTCTTGTTACTGTGTTGTTCTTGCGTTGCTTTGTTGCTTTATTCATTGTTGGACTTGGGGTATCGATTAATTGCGTATTAGTGATTGAATTAATCAATTGGCCGTTATGCGTTGTTCGGCTGCGCTGGTCAAGCCTCGCGCGTGCCCTACTTACTGCTGTACCTTTCTTTGGTGGTGCTTTGCTCCCACGTAGCTTCCTCCCAGTGGGATTGGCTTCTTGTGCTCGCATCATCTTAGACGTTGCCTTAACCGCCAACGCCGCAATAGCCCTCTTCGGACCACCACCAATGTTCTCCCTAAAGAACTTGTCATCAGCCGTGCTTCTTGCCTTGCTGTTTGTAGGGTGTGCGTAAGCACCATCATGTTCCTTGCATGTTGCATCGAAATCATCATCTGGTGGTACTTTGCTTTTAACGCTTTGCTGATATTTACCAGCTGACCATCCTGGTCCACAATATTTACCGTGATATCTAATTGACATTTTATATTATTGGATTTGGGTATCCTGTAAACTGTTGATTATAATTCGAAATGTGTGACTGTATTATAATCAGCCGGCACAATCTTACTGTAATCTATTTGGTAGTTTTCAAACTTTGCTTCGTACGCTCGTTGCTCGTCAGGGGTGAAGCCGAATGCCAACCAAAATGAATAGCGTGTGTTGGCAGTTGGTTCATGATGTTCATGTTTCATGTTCCTTGCTAACATTGCCATTCCGGTTTGCATTGCGCCATGTTCCCCCACTTTGGAAGCTTTGTTTGATTGACGATCGTACATTGAGTAAAAGGATTGTATCATGGGAATACCGCTAGCCAAGCTTAGACCACATTGTCCAATTGCTTTGAACCAAACTCTCGCCGAGGCTTCGTTGGTTACAGGGAGCACTGTCATGGTGTCTTTAGCTAGAGCTGTTCTGATATTTCTGACCATTGTGTAACCGTTGGGTGTTGCTACGGGATGCATTTGGCAAAACTCAATTTGCTCTAGTTCCGTAACCACTTTTTCAACTGTCATGCGAAATCCAAATTCTAGAAACCAGGAATCAAAGTCCTTCATTAGCTTCTTCAAATCTCGTTTTTCGCAAAACATGACACAATCATCTCCATTGTTTACGATTTTCACATGCACACCACGCTCCTGTGCATAAGTCCACACCAGACCACACATGATTAATATGTTGCCCAATGCAGTGTTCATGTCTCCTGAAAATCTGCGACCTTCTACTTCATATTTCAATTTGCCATCGGAACAATAACCTCGTCCCTTGTTTTCAATTTGCCACTTTAGTAGCTTCTTGAGTTCCATTGACTTGAATATGGTGTTGTACGTTGAGTGTTCCCATGTCAGTGCTTGCTTAGAGCAATGCATATCCATTTTAACGGCATCAATTGGTACGCCAACGGGGTCCTCAAAAGAGTTCCATTTGCCAGCGATAATATTACCAATTTGATCCACGTTGAATCCTTTCATGACGGTGGGACCATCTCCAAAAACCTTTGCGATAGCACTGTATGCTTTATGCTCCAGTGCCTTTATATATTTTCCCACTACCAAGTTATACCTTGGATCCCGTGGTTGAATACATCTGGGAGCTTTGCCGGGTTTTCCTTTCTCTACCTTTACGAATGCCACACTAATGGCATCGTTTCTGTTTACGGATTTCATGCACAATGATTTTAAGGCGTTTTCATAGATGGTGCGTTTTCGGCCGGTATATGTATCCACTACTTCTTGTAGCGTTAACACGGATGGACTGCCAACATTTCTGATAACCTTGTTTCTGAACCTATTCAATCTTTTGTACGTGTCGTCGTGCACCTTAGGTGGTTCGACGAACTGACCGTCTATTTTACAATAGTACATTCTTTCCAATAATGCACACTCAAGAGTATTAATATCACCGTTAAATATTCCCAGACCCATGTCAGGTGATAGCCCCTCTAGATGGACGTATGACCGGGTTTTCGCTCCGCCTGGATAGCGTTTCGTGATGAGGCGCGGATGCGTCAGTGAACTCTTAACTGACACCCCATCAACGCGCACCAGGCGTCCTCAGTCAACACACCTAGGTCGTGAGACCGCAGTGTATTGCTGAGCAGCGTCGGGCCTCAACCCCAATGGTGTCCCAAATGACTGGTCCATTGTGTTGAGTCGACCTCCGTCTTGCATGCTATTGTTGTAACCTGTGCAGTTGTTCCATATCCAGCGTATGTAACTCAAGTTCCCATTATAATCCTCAGGTGCGTAATATCTGGCCACGCGGTTGCGCGCAGCGCGACTGTGTCTCCAGTCGTTTGCGTAGATTTCGGCATCGTTCGGTAAGAAAACTGCTTCGATTGCTATTGGTAGGGTTCGCACTGAATCCGTAATACTTAGGCCGTGTTCAGCCATAGCGTCTTTGATCATTTTCCGTGCTACTTTCTCATTTGCTGGGTCTCGAGTTCGCCAATCGATAGACATTTTCACCTGTGCTACTAGTGCTTTGGTAAAATTGTTGCGTTGACGATACATCACCCGACGGTGGTTGGTCACCCTAGTTTTGTCCTGAATGTATATGGACGTGGGGTTCTTGATGTTGCCATCAGTTTCCTTGAACCCAACTGTGGATGTGTGCGAGGTTGGACTTTCTACAATCGCATCCTGATTGTTTCGGGGCTTCAATGAAGCAAAGAATTTCTTGAGAAATTCGATGTTTTCCAGTTTCCTCAACTCTTCTCGCGTTTTGAACAT